TTTCAGTAAATCCGGTATGCGTTGCAATCACATACTCCTGTTCATCCAACGCATACTCGAAGTCATCGTGAAACAGTAACGCTGCTAACTCACCAAGGGAAAAAAAGACGCGTAATCCAATGCAGTTTTTATCGTTGTCTGACAATCTCCGCATTGCGTTTCAACCAACATATCAATTTGCGGCAGACCATTTATCGCGTCTCGGACCAGTATACGGTCATCGGCAATCAGTCCGCCTCGATCGGCGAAGAACATATTCCCCGCTATCATCGACTCGAACATATCCTGTGGAATCTGGAATCCATCTTCAAGTGTTTTGAAACTCGTGAGATTGTCGTTTACAAGCTTCACCTGAAAATCAAGAATTCGGGTCGGTGAATACATCTTCTCATTCCGAAGCGCGTCACCGATGGTAGGGATCTTAAAAGTCATGACCTTGAATACCTTATCTTCCCAGCCCAACTCTTTTTGCCCAACAAGATTTTTATCAATTCGTCTTTGCCATCCTCGATTCAAAGTGACTGTCAACGAACCAATAACGCCTTTATTGTCCGGTATTTTCAGGGATTCAAGGTCAATATCTATGTGGTTCAGTGCATTGCATCGACGATTAGAACATTGAACAGGTTGACGCTTTAACACTGACCCAAACGTTTCCGCATGTCCAACAACCAATATCGTCGCCGCATCCTGCAGCGGAATATGCTTAACAATTTCAGGAATCTTTTTACCAGAGGATTCCTCGAATTCGTAGGAAACATTTTGACTGCCAAGCGTATTTAACAAACCCGACAGCACACTCGCCGTCCAGGTCTGCGGTTTCTCGTGACGCATGGCTTCATTATGAATAATTCTTTCCATAAAACCACCGACCAAGTTCACATCAAACGATGTGATGTCTTCGCCTTGGTAGGTAAATCCAATAGGCAACACTTTTTTCATAAACGCTCCTTGTATGTGTATGAGCATGCCAGTCAGCTCATGCCAACCGGCATCTCACTGTGATTACGAGATCGCTGTGTACGTTTCTTCCCAGTGATCAACGTGGGCTTGAATCTTTTGATCAGACTTCGCACTGTCGCCTTTGGCGTTGGTATCGAAATCCGTCAACGAATAATCAGGGAAGATCATCCCAGTAAAGGCGATGCTCAACACCTGCTTGCCATGTCGATGCTGAGTCAAGACACCATTGACCTTCTTGCCAGCAAGCGTATCGTCAAAAAATCCTGCGAAGGTTTTATCATCTGCAGAACCATCACGGGTACGGATCATTGTAACCTGTCCGCATTCCTCGATTCCATCGCTGAAATTGAGTTGCTGATTGGTTCCGGCGTCAACCGTAGTCATAACGCCAGTTTTCTTAGACATCCCCTGCAACTTGTGAAATGCAGGAGCTACAAGTCCGGGCAAACTCAACGTCCACCCATTGACAGGAATTAAATCATTCATAAATCGTTCTCCTTTGTCTCACCGGTGAGACTAATTGTTTTCAGTTAAGTTTTTTAGGTCGCTGAGGGTGCTGCTGGTGCAGTCGTGGGAACTGGTTCATTTGCACTTACTGTAAGAGCATCCCGGGTCTGGAAGATATTGATGGTTCCGGACTCGATCGCTTCCACAGGATGGAACGTAAAGTCAGCTTGCAACTCTCCATTGTCTTCCATCTGCACGGTGTTGTTTTCGTCATCGCATTTCACCTGGACGTTATTGTCATAACCACCGCGGTCATTGAACGCACCGTTTTTCCAGCAATCTTGCGCGAAGAACGTCAGGTCATCGAACACCTTTTTGCGCGTTTTCGTATTCGGCGGTTCCTGTTCAAGCCACATGAAGCTGTTCTGGAACGAAGAGATGAACCAGTTCGTCATCCTGCGAACGTGAATGGAATAATACTTCCGCAACGTCGAGAATGTGCGCGATGTCCGAACAATATTGCTCTTGCCCGGAATATACTGCACCGGATTGAATCCAGTTGCATTTAACGCTTTCAGCTCATCCGGTCCGTAGATCGGGAATTCAAGTTCATAAACGTCAACCAATGCCGTGGTTTCACCTGCAGGAGCAACCCAAGGAAAGCCACCGCGATCGCGACATTTCCTGACCCAGCCAGCTCCAAGAGCATGACCCATCATCGGCACCTCAACGGTTCCGCCGTTGCCATCGTCAACCTCTCCCCACGACCGATAGCCAGCCATGAAGCTCTTTACTTTTAACAACGTCTCATACGTTGTTCCCAGCGTATCGACTCCCATACCATAAGGAGACGCAATCACGCCGATGATCTTTGCCTGTCCCTCGATATAGGTCTGCAGCGAAGTCGCTGCATCAACACCATGAATATCGCAATTCATAAGCGCAGACAAAGGCAGGCCATTGAACAATGGATAGTTGGTTTCATAGCCACCGAGATCAATTGCAGCCACACCATCAGCACCAGTAGCCAACTGTGTCATCGTAGCCGTTACCGTTGGCAGCGTCGTCGGAGTCGTGACCGAAACCGCGATGTAATACGAGTTTCCGTTGACGATCTGACTGACATTCGCATTCGAGAGATACAACCATTTCTCTACCAACTGCGGAGTCGAGTCATTCGGTCCCTGATAATACACAAACAGATCACGATGACCTGTGGGATCTGCGAGCGATGCCAAGATCGAAACCCACGTGTTGTTACCGTCCTTGCCGGGACTAAGGTTTCCCTTAACCGCCGACTGGATCGTCCACGTTGTCGACACCAGCGTCGCCGTGACCGCATCGGAAGCAACAATCCTACTGCCGTAGAATTTCGCACCATATGCACCACAATTCTTGAACAAACCCCGACGAATATAACCGCCGAGATAGCTCGAATCCAAAGCTCCGAATACCTTTTGATCTTCCGTGGGGCTATACACCGGAACCGCCGCACCAACTGGGCCGCGGCGAGATGTAAACAATCCACCGAAAACAAAGATATCACTAGGGCTAACTTGAGGCGAATCAGCCGATTCACGCTCATTTACAGAAATTCCTATGCCACTCATAATGATTCTCCTTTATAGATTATTCAGGTTTCGCCGTGATCGAGATCGCACCGGCTTTGATAAGGTCTTTGCAGTGTTGACTCGTACACACAATTTCAGCAACATGCTCGACCGTGCCAAACGGCTTTAATATCAATGATTTCGGCTCGTTGTTTTCTTTGTAACAAATCGAAAGCAAAAAATTCTTATTATTTCTCAATACATTGTCAGTCACAAATCCTCCTAAGACTGAATCGAAATTTTAATTTCATCACCACCGTCGTCATCGTCTTCAACACCCTCAGTTGATTCAACCGTGAAATCGGTAACAGCTTTCACAGTCTTACTCGGCAACAACGACAACGGTACAATCACTTCGTACGTAAATACATCCTCGAACACACCATCGGCAATAACGGGAGTCGGAACAATGCTCTGGATGAAGACATCGAACCTCTGATCGCTAATCGTAATCCAACGCTGACCTTCTTCATTTTTGAACGCCGTCAGTCCTAATCGCATCAACTCCAATGCATCATCGTATCTATTGCTACACATCGTTACCTGAAACAAGAACCGGCTTCGAATCGGCGGCGGCGTCAACGTGACCGTATGGTCTGTGGCGTTATACTGTTTCTGCCTTTCGACCCAAACAAATTCATCCGGAGTCGGCGCAATCGGTTGCACGACAATCTCAGGATAAACAGGTGCCGTCTTCTCTTTCGGTTGCGGATTAAAAAACTTCGCCTTTACCGGAACATTCGTCCGCACCATCGCGCCAGCGAATACATCCATAAACGATTGATTCACCGTGAGCATGTCGATGGGATTGCTCATACGAACACTTCCTCTTTAACCTCGGTCACAATCGATTGCAATACCGAACTCAACTTGGATTTCAGTTCCTGTAACGTCAACCGATACAGTGGTCGAGCCGGCATTCCCGTTTCAACGCTTCCGTATTCATGGATAAGTGCAAGCAACGCCATATCGATTCCACCTTTATGCTGCTTGCCACTTTTTACACCTACGAACGCCTTGCCAACGGCGATATCATAGATCTTAATGTTTTCCATTAACTCGCCGGTCGCAATCAATATTCTTGAGTCAAGTCCATGACTCTCTTTCCACTGCCGATACCATTCATTCAACGGAGCCAATGGCAGATCCTGACTTTCAAGATGTTGCAACAACGCTTCATGGTATCTGGTCGCAATGCCAGTGACAACTCGTTGCTGCAGCGTCTTCACAAATTTTGGCATCGACGACATCACCCGCTTTGCCTTCGCCCAGTCACCAGTCATTGTCACGTCAAAACTATCCATTTAACGGCCTTCGCTTATGACATCCGAGAACCATTGCTATTGAAGAATCAAACATATCCGGCCTCGGCTTAACACTCGATATTTCAAACTCAACGCCTCCGGAAACTATCAGAGCGCGTTCACGCTCGATCACAATCTTTTTCTTGTCCAGTTCCCACGTCGACAACACCACAATCAGATCCACATCCTCAACAACTCCAAGCTTATCCTTCACCTTGTCTTTTGGATTCGAATACGTGACGCCATACAGAGTCGTGTTCGATATCACCGAAGGATCTGTCGGAATCTCATTGCTGACTATTCCGAATGTGCTGTTGTCCTGAGCTGTCGGTTTCAAAAGTCGATAACCAACCGTAAGCTCCCAGTCATTCGACAGGAACTCGTAAAACTCTTTCTTCGTGCTTTTGAAATCCCATACATCCATTATGTCACCACACCGATATATGGTTCTTTCGCGTCATCATTGAACCTGTTAATCAGTTTCCGTCCTTCTTCGTTATATCGGCCGAACAACGACGCAACTTCAAGCCCTTCAACCTGGAATCCGCGCTGGGCCAACATCTCCGGTGTCAAATCAACCAATGCATTTCCTAGGGCATGATTCATTACGTGCCTGCGGTTGTCAGGGATAAGATCGGCTTCAACAGGTATCCCAAAACCAAAGAAGTCCCACGTGCAACCAGTCGCAAGAGCTGCAAAGAACTCGATTTCTTTCCGTTCCGGATAGACTCTGAAATCACCATAGTCGCGCTTATACTCGTCACCAGGATATCGCCGATCGGTAATGTCTTCGAACCACTCGAAGTAATGGTCACCCGGATAAATCTCATACGACTTGGTCGGCAAACACCGGATGGTTCGATCATCCTTCCACACGATTTTGAGCAAAAGGATATTCGCAGGTATCGGCACAATGTTCGTAGGAACATCAAAAGTCAAACTCGTCTTTACCCAGAACTGTCGCTTTCGTGCCAATGCATGAATACCATTGTAAACGTAACCATTCAAAATCGTACCGTCATCGTCAGCAAAATACTTTTCCAAGTTTCTCTTGCCAAGCAATCGTTTCAGTTCCGAAACCAATGTTGGGGGCGTATAGGTTTGGTCAGCCATATTATTGCGGATTCACCGGTCCAAAGTATTTATCAAATAAGGCAACGATCTTCATTACGGTATCGTCACCCAGTTCAGTTCGTATTCGCAACGCCAACTCTCTCAAATCAGCATTCCGTGTCACATACCATGACACCATTTCAGCAAAATGCTCCTTGACATTCTTCGTAGCTTGTTCGTCAATGTAGACACCCAGCGGTTTCGTCATCTTCCAGTTGCCGGCTTCAAAGATATTGCCACCGCCAACATTCTCCCACGCCAAGTCTGCAAACTCTTTAAAGAATTCCGGAGCACTGTAATGGATGCTGTGTCCGATTTCGTGAACAACCGTCCAGCCAAAGTCACCGCCTTCACTGCTCTTGGGGTCAATGAAAATCGATCGATGCTCAAGCGAATATACGGCCAATTCGTTTTCTGCCAGATCTTCACGGATGATATTGGTCAACTTCATATTCGACTTCATCTGCTCATACGGCATCACGTCCATGGTATCGGCCATGATGTTCATTTCGTCAAGCGCAAACTCATCGTCAACACTGATTCCATAGATGTCCTGCATATACTTGGCAGCATCAGCAGGATTAACAAAGGCACCAATCCGTTCCGCATTGAAATACGGTTCGGGTGCCGGCATCTTCTCGACTTCTGAGATGTAGTTTCTGATTCCGCGTTCATCCGGTTGCGTCGGTTTCAAGATCGACTGACCGGTTTCATATTCGCAGTAGCAACCACAGTTGATGACGTTGTTGGCGCTGGCCCCCGGATCGTGCGGCCTCATCATTTCCTCGCCATCTACCGTAAACCGTTCATTGAACTTTAACGTGGTTCCGGCCACTGCCTTATGCGATTTTCTTGCACTGGCACGAATCAGTTGATACCACGTCTTCAACACCTCGACACCAAACCGTTCTCGATATTCGTTGGCAAACTCATACTCACCAAAGTTGGCAGCATCCGCTACCTCGGTAATGGCGATCGTAGACGCATTGGACTTGTCACCAAGGACAGACTTGACTCGACTAACCATTGTCGATCGATCGTCTCCATTGGCATAACCACTGGCAAGACTTGACTGCAGACGTTTCTTTAGGTTCTCAGTAATCGTTTGCGTCTTGATCTTGAAATCTTTGCCGAACAAATACTCATGCGCTTTGCGATTAAATTGACTCCACTGGGCATCAAAATTCACGTTGAACTTAATGCTAAAAGGCGGGTTCGCGCCAACCTGTTTGTATTGGAT